CCAGCCCCGAAGTCCTAGCCGCCATCACCGAAACCCAAGCCGAACAACTATTCAAACAAATCGAAGTAGAAGAACTCACCGAAGAACAACTAGAAGCCTTCACCGAAGCCATCCAACAAGCCCCAACCAAAATCAAAAAAGCGTTCGAAAAAACCATCAACATCTTCGGCTCACAATTCGAGAACTATGTGCCAACAGGGTCAAACATCCCTGTAAAAACACGCCGAACCCTAGTAGCCGCAGGAGCCTTAATCGCCGCAATCCCATCCACTAGAATGAGACGTCAATGAAACGCATCATCACCTACATCATGGAGAACACTTGGACGTGGGTGGGTACAGGCATGGTTCTAATCACCTTGTCAGGTCCTACCTTAAGACAGGCATTGCTGTTAACAGGTGCAGGTATTTTGATACACTCGCTTATATCCCTAACACAAAAGGACACAGAATGAACTCAGCAATCGCAAAAGCCCTCGACCTCGGACAACGCCTCGTGTCGCTGTTCATCGCATCGGCGTTACCAATCATTACAGGTGGAGCAATCCTCGGTGTAGATGTGGTCAAGTCGGCTGGTGTCGCTGGACTCACAGCCCTGTTCGGTGTTGTACAGAAACTTGCAGCAGCGTCAGTTGACGGCGAACTATCAGCAGAAGAAATCTCGGCAGCGTTCGGTACAGCCAAAAAGAAAAAGTAATGAAACTTCCTGTCACAGAAGTTAAACTCCCTAAAGATTTGAAGGGAGCAACAAACGGGCGTTTGCCTGAAGTTCTGTTGCGTCCCATCACACCCGCAGGGAAACTGCATCATCTTGCGGCACGAGCATGGGAAGCAATGCACGACGCCGCTATGCAGGCTGAAGGAACCAAGCCGTTTAAGCCGACATCAACGGCTGATGCTTACCGTTCTTTCGAGCAACAGTTGGCAGGGTTCATGTCACGGTTCGTTGAGAAGGACACAGGTACAGGGACAACACGCACATATCAGGGCAAGAAATGGTTTCTTAAAAAAGGGATGGCTCCGATGGCATCCCCAGGCACATCGAATCATGGGTGGGGTTTGGCTGTTGATGTTTGGTCAGCGAACGGTGCACGTTTAGATTGGATGTTGCAGAACTGTGATAAGTATGGGTTCAGTTGGGAAGTTCAATCTGAGCCGTGGCATATCCGTTATGTCGCTGGCGAGGATATCCCTCAAGCGGTGTTGGATTTTGAAGCGAAGAGTAAGCCTGCATAATGGATGGCGGGTGGGCGTTAATACTGTCTGCTGTAGTTACAGCGGTAGGCGGTGTGATTGTTACAGTCATCGCCCAGTTCCGTAAAGAAAACCAAGAAGACCACGCTGTTGTTGCAGGTATGTTGCAACACGTGTTCAGTAGTGTTGGCAGGGTGGAAGTTAAAGTTGATAAAGTTGTTGAAGATTTAGAAGGTCATATTAAAGAACATAAGAAGTAGTATGCCGACAGCATTCTGCAATAAATGTAACACGCTAGTTACGCATCAGCCAAACAAAACTATTGGTTGCCGTTGCGACCCAGACGCCCCAACATGGGTGGCGTATAAACCTGACGGCAAACTTATGGCAATGTCCCACGCAGACTACACAGAAACAACCGATTAACATTTCGTCGACCTGCTATCTTGTCAAGTCCTATGACAAGAGAAACGCTATACAATATAAGGAAATTCTTGGTTAAAGCAAGGGTCGCAAGCCACACAGAAGAACAAGAATTCTTCGAAGCGTTAGAAGCATTAGACCGCATGATTAAAACAACCCCATCACAGCGGATACCTCAGCAAGTAAACTGATGCCATGACCGAAGGGTACAAACATACGATGGTGCTAGTCATCTGGCATGACGCACATTCGGTGAGCACAGGCTGGATGCCATCATCAGACATCGAACAAGACCCTGCCATAGTTCACTCCGTAGGCTGGTTGTTACCTGACGCCAAACCAAACCACATGGTTATCGCCCAATCATATATTGATGAGTCATCAGACCATATTCTTGCTATCCCTTTGAAGATGGTTGAGCAAATAAAAATCTTGTCTTAACAGTTGACACGCACACTAATGTGCGATACAGTATTACAAGTATCAAATACGAGAAGGGAAACACATGAACATCACGCTACAACGCATAGCAAAACCAACACACGGGGAACAAGACTGGCTAGACCTCAGATTCTGGGACTCACAGAAACGTAAACGAGTATCAGCATCAGCAGTCGCAGCCATCTACGGACTACACCCGTTCGTACCAGCAGACAAATACGCAGCCGAACTCTTAGGCGACGTACCACCATCACCGATACCACCGAACCCTGCAATGGAACGAGGCAATCGTCTTGAACCGTTCGTGTTGCAATGGGCTTGCGACAAAACAGGTATCGCATACACCACACCAGAAGAAATGTTCATCGCAGAAACACCCGAAGGTGCACGCATGATAGCCACCCTCGACGGCTTATACGAAAACGGCGACGACCGCAAAGTGTTGGAAATCAAAACGATGTCACGAGAATGGGAAGGTGAACTACCCGACTACTGGCGTATACAAGGAATCCAGCAAGCCATCTGCGCCGACGTAGACCTCATCACATGGGCAATATTCGACTCAACAATGGTTCTCTACATCCATGAACAGAAGATAACCGACGCCGAAAAGCAGGAGCATTGTGACGCTGTAGCGAAATGGTTGACATCCATTGACCTCGGCATCACCCCAGAAGGCGTGCATTGGTCATACGAAACGATTAGCACCCGCTACCAGAAGCCGACAGGGACAACAGTTGAACTGCCACCAACAGCATCAGAACTAGTGGAACAACTGAAGCATGTGAAAAAAGAGTTGAAAGCGTACACAGAAATGGAAGACAGATTGAAAGCCGAACTGTGCGAAATGATTGGCTCCAACGAATACGCCACCGTGAACGGCACAGTCATCGCCACATGGAAAGGCAGAACATGGGCGAGCCTAGACATCAAAGCAATCAAAGCAATGGAACCAGCAATAACAGAAAAATACAGTAGGAAAGTAACCAACAGAACACTTCTCTTGAAAGGGGAACGAGCATGAAACTAGAAGTTGATGACTCGTATCTAAACGGAGATGAATGGTTTAATGCAATGACATCAGTAGCCATCATGTTGTATCTACATACCAAAGAATTAGATGGGGCAACTGAAGATGAAATCTTTAATGTCATTGGCAATAAATCCGCCGAAGAAGTTCAAGACCAATGTATTAAATGGATAAATCAAATTAAATTACAAAACCAAAAAGGAGAATCAAAATGAAACTAGAAGACATACTCACCAAGTACGCAGTACCAGACCCGTCCATCGTCGGGAAACTACCGAGAGGTGGCATCCAACTGGACTTCGTAGGTCACGCAGAAATCACACGCATCCTCATCGACATCGACCCGATGTGGTCATGGGAACCATGCGGTTGGGTGAACGGCAGACCAGCAATCACAGAAGTGAACGGCATGGCAGTCATGTGGGCACACCTCACCATCCTCGGCAAATCAATCCTCGGTGTCGGCTCTGTCCGTGCAGATAAACCTGACCTAGATAAAGAACTCGTTGGAGACTTTTTACGCAACGCCTCTATGCGGTTCGGTATCTGTCTTTCACTCTGGTCTAAATCAGAATGGGATGACAACAAATCAGTAGCGGGGAAGCCACAAGCAGGCAAGGCTGTGGCTTCCACCGTGACTGACGAGAACGCACCGCTCACCAAAACACAGGTGAAACAGTTCGTCGATGCTTGCGAGAAAGCAGGGCTGACACCTAGCGCAGTCGCAGACAAAGCAGGGTTGAATTGGGCTGGGCAAATCCTACAAAAAGATTTATCGACGTTACGTACAGCGTTCACCGAAATGAAAGGCGTAACCAATGGCTAATCACAGAACAGTAGACCCAACAGGGAAAACACGTTCAACAGCCATCATCGCTTTGCGTCTCACATCCGAACAAATGGATGTAGTCAAAAAGTTATGTAAAGAACGTGGTGTTAATCGGAGTGCATTGTTTCGCCAACTGTTAGCAGAGGAGACGGCACGTGTCAAAGGAACGCGCTAAAGGAACCAGTTTCGAAACGTTCGTAGTGAACTTCTTGAAACAATTTTATCCGTTCGCTGAACGTCGCACGTTACATGGAGTGAACGATAAAGGTGACATCGCAGGCACAGACCCACGCCTTGTTTGGGAATGCAAGAACCAAAAGATTCTTAACTTCTCAACATGGTTACATGAGGCTGAAACCGAACGTATTAATGCTGGCGCAGAGATTGGGATTGTGGTGGCGAAACGTCGAGGTTACGGCAATCCAGCAGACCAGTATGCGGTCTTAAGACTTGAAGACCTTTTAACAATCTTAAAGAAAGCAGGATACTAGTGGAAGACATAGCACGAGAACTGTACGAATGTTTGATGGAACGCATCTATGGTATGAACCAAGCACCTGTGAAGATGGGTGCGTCACCTCGTGAACGTTCAGCGATGGATGCTTTCTTGAACCGTGGCTACGAGTCTGTGAAAAATAATGATTGAACGCACCGAAGGATACCAACCATCACACGACATCAACCCGCATGACTTCAAAAAAGATTTAGCGTTCGGACATCAAGGCGAAGAGATTGTTACACAGTTTCTTTCCGACTTGAGCGACGGAGCGTTTGAAGTAAAGTATGACAGATTCCGTAACGGAAGAATTTTTGTAGAGTTCGAACAGAACCCACGAAACGCAGGCTGGAAGCCATCTGGTATAGCGGTAACTACAGCGAAATGGTGGGTGTACATGTTTGCACCCAACGCTTTCTGTATAATAGAACTCGGCAGACTTAAACGATATCTAAAAGCAAACAAAGAGAAACTACAAATCAAAGTCGCCGCCCCCAACTCGGACAATCCAGCGAAAGGATTCCTCATATACCCACAACAGGTAAACGAGTTGATGACCATAGCCACCTACGACTAGAGGATTAATGATTAAACATATACTTGCCACCGTGACAGGGTTACTGTTCTTGGGGGGGACTATCTCCGAAGCGAAAGCCCCGCCACCTAAACCGATTACCGCAATGCAAGCAGTTGAACATCAAGTAAGGGAAGCGTCACCTGTGTTACCGATACCAGCCGAAGCATTCCACCCAGAATGGTGGGGGTTGGCACGGGAAGTAGGTTGGGCAGAAGACCAGATGCTCACCCTCGACTATGTGATTCATCGTGAATCACGAGGACAAACAGAGGCGTTCAACAAGTCTGACCCTAACGGCGGAAGTGTTTGCCTGCTCCAAATCAACAAGTTCTGGGTTAAATATCTACGCCAACACAATGTCATCAAACAAGCAGAAGACTTGTATGACCCACGCACCTGTCTTACGGCAGGGCTAACCATCTACCGTTACGGTATCGACCGTCACGGTTGGGGTTGGGGACCGTGGGCTATCAAACAACCCTGATATAGTGGTGTCATGAAGGGAAATAAAGGAACCCGATGGTTTTGTGACCGTTGCGATATGACCTTGACCACATGGGTTCGGGTGTCTGAACCCCCGTTGCATTTGTGCGACAACAAACTCTCTAATAAAAGAGAACCAGTAATACAACCTATGAAAGAGGTATCTAAATGAATACGATAACGATAGTTGGCAACGTTGGGAAACCTGTGGAATTAAAGTTCTCGCAGGGTGGCATGGCTGTAGGAACATTTACTGTTGCTACAACTAGCGGTAAGGACGATAAGAAGGTTACGGTTTGGCATAACGTGACTGTGTTCGGTCAGATGGCAGAGTACACAGCGTCATCGTTGGAGAAAGGTAGCCGTGTAATTGTTGTCGGCAAACTTGACATCTCCTCATACGAGAAAGACGGTCAGAAGAAATACACTACGAAAATTCTTGCTGACGAAATCGGTTTGACTTGCCGTTTCAACCCTGTCATGCAAGACAAAACCACACAAGTGGTAGCGAATGTTAAAAAAGATTTCGGGAACATCGGATTCTTAGAACAAGAAGAAGCGTTCTAGTGGACATAATGGAATTAGATTTCGACCAATGGTTAGAGATTGGTGTGCGTAGCGGATGGGTTTCCCCGCCTGTCTGCTACACACACGACGGTCTACCTACGTCGGTGACTGAAGACGCAGAGTTTGAAGATGGGTCTGACCCGTGTATTCATATCATGCGTTGTTACGAAAGCCAAGAACATAAGGAAGCAATTGAATTAAATTATTCGCCCGCGATATGGAGAAACAATTTCAATGATGAAGGACTGTGACGGCGCAGAGATATTGTTGGAAGCACATTCGCTGATAACTGGCGACAGACAAAAGCAGTACGCTCACCCGCTAGAAGATTACACACAGGCAAGGGATATATTTGAAGGCATGACAGGGGTATCGCTCACCGTTGAACAGGCTATTTTGTTTATGGTGGCTGTGAAACTATCTCGTCTTCGAACAGCAGTCGCTAAAGGAGACTGGCATCACGACAGTATCGTAGACGCCGCAGGCTACCTCGGTTGCTTGGCGATGGTTGAACACAAGAAAAGACAACAATGAAAGCGACACTCTGCTCATGTTTGCCTAACCGATTGTTGCCAGTTAAACCTGTTTGTGGGGAGAAGTTAGATGACTCAGAAGAAGACTGAAGAAATAATAAACGGTTTACTTGATGAGGTAGCACGACTCACAGCGCTCGTAGAGCAACTGAAGTCTGAAATTCATACAGCGAACTTAGAAAGGTTTAAGCGTGATTGACTTGAAACATTTAGATTGGTACGACGAGGCGCGCTGTCGCGGTATGAAAACAAGTATCTTCTTCCCTGATACGCCTGTCGGTGTATCCACCGTCGGTATCTATGATGACGCTATCAAAGTGTGTGCGCTGTGTCCTGTCGCTGATGAATGTTTGGCTTTCGCTATGAAGTTTGAAACGAACGATGTCCGCAGGTATGGGGTGTGGGGTGGTAAGACCCCGAGAGAACGCGAATATATTAAACATGGTGGTACGGGTGGCGGTAAGTTTAATGGGCTTGCCCCGCTACAACGCTAGGGAAGGGGATACCTGCGGAGCAGGGCAAACCCAAACTTTAGTCTAACAGACTTCTAACTAATTGTATCTGGTAGTTGTGTCTGTGGTCAAGGTGGCAAGCGTCGGTGTCTCTGCGTGCCTGATATTCGGTCATGTATTGGTATGCGTGGTGCGGGCGTTTAGCCCACCGTTCGTTCGTGTTGTGACCTGAGCCTCGCCAGTAGGCGACAGGCTGGTTGCCTGCCATCTTCACGACGATGAAGTGGTGTGATGGTTCTATGTAGGTTGGTTCATGCTTGCGTGGCAGGAGTCGCTGTTTGATTTCTAACAGGATTTCTATTGACGGGCGCGCTGATATAAACTTGATTAGTTTGTGGGTCATTGGTGTCTTTCTACAAAATAACGCGCATTAGGAGCGCATTAGAGCGTCTCAAACGGGTGGGTATGGTATGTAGGTGCGGTCAGTTTCGTCGTCTATTTCGGCAAACTTGTAGTCTTCTAGGTCTGCGATAATGTTCTCGCATTCTTCAACCGTGAAAGGTACTTGCCGATTATTTTGGTTGAGTTCGCGTACCGCTCGGGTTATCTGCTCGTTCAGTTCGCATTCGTTCGGTGCGTATTGTCCGTCGCCAAGGTATCCCCATGAGGTTGCGCCTGTTTCTATGTTGAGTGTTGCGCCGTCGGAGAACTTTTCCCGTTCGGTTTCTACATCGTGATACCACAGTTCATTGTCTGCGTCGTAGGTTAAGATGTAGTGGTGGACTGTTGGTTGTTTAATCATTGTTTTCCTCTTCAATTTCTTTGTCGTGGTTCCATTCGCGGGCTAACTGCTCTAATACTTCGTTGCCGAGTTCTATGACCCTATCGCCTAATTGTTTGCATATGTCATCAAATGCTTCTCGGCATCTGCTTTCTTCCCAATCGTCAAATGCCCATTTGATATCGGCGGGTGTCCACTTAATAACTATCTCTTTCACTGTGCTATCTCCTCTATTTGTATATCGTCATAGCCTTCGGCTATCCATTCTTCTCTTGCTTCTTTTGCTTGCTGTTTAGTCGGGTAGTAATCGTCAATGCCACCTACCCATAAAACCCACGCTGTTTTCATTGTGCTGTCGCCTTTCGTTTTGGTATGCCGTTCATGTCGTATTGCCCTATTTCTACCCAGTTGCTTGTGTCCGTGGTCAGGTAGCCGTCTGCGTCTACCGTCTGCGGATAAGCGACCGCATATATCGTGCGAGGCTTCTGTCCTACGGCATGAATGTTGATATCCCACTTATCGTTATATGAATAGAACTCGTCAAAGCCTTCGTACGCTCTGTCGTGGGTGACAAGTGCGCTGAGGTAACCCTGCGTGAATGATTTCAGTAGGGCTAGTTCTGTGTCGGTTATTGTTGGTTGTTTAGTTTCCATTGCTCCTCTTTCCAATCAAGATATTTCGGATAGTTGCTGTCTAGTTCTGTGGCGTCTAAGTCGTTGAACCTGCACCACATTTCGTATGTCATTGGTTTAGTTTTCAGTTTCATTATTCCCTTTCGTTAGTTGCTGATATGAATTTCAAAACTGTCTTTACTCATGTACGGAAACACATTGCTTGCTTCTATCTCTGCTTGCTTTTCATCTTCTGCTTCAACCATGACCGCGCCGATAATCGTCACAAGAAACTCCTTGTCGCCGTCTTCGGTTCTGTCGGGGCAGAAGATATCTTGGTGCGGGCTTGGCGCTCCGCTCTTGTATAGATTCCACGCTTCAAACAGCGACGGGTTGTTGTCGCCGTCCCATAGTGTGGCGTCGTCGTATTCAAAGTCTCGCGCTGAATACCACCCGCCTAAGAATTCTTGGGTGATGCGTTTGACTGCTTCGTCTTCGTTGTTGGCTTGTATCTTTTCAAGATTCCAAACCGATACCCAATACTTATTCATGTTGTCCCTTCGTTGTTGTATTGTTGTATGAATTTGCGATATTTGCGTATCACCGTATTAAATTGCTTGCGGTCTTCGGGCGATGCGTGCTTGGCTTCATCTTCGTAACGATTTATCCATGTCTGAATCACTTCATCTATGACCGCCGATAATTCTTCTGGTGTTGCTTCCATTTCGTATGTTCTTGTTTGCCCATGCTGATATGACTTTGCTTGCATGGCTTTGTTTATAAACGAAATACACTCAGGCGAGAAGTCTTCTTCCATTTCTTCATCTTCGTAAGCGAAGTTGTTTGAATGGTAGAGGACGATATCCTCATGCAATTCGTCGCTCAGTTTGACTGTAATCATGTTGTCCCTTCGTCGTTGTGTGTCGGTATTGCTACCTTGTGGGTGTCGGGGACTTGAACCCCGATGTCTGCCAGCCACCCGATTGCTTATCTGTTAAGCGCAGTTTGTTAACTGCGAGAGCAGGTCAGCAACTTCAAACAACCAATCAGATTGACGATTGCTAAAAACACCAGAACTTGCTTTAGTCCTTAGAATGTTTTCTAAAGATTCGGCAAGTGCTTTTGTCTCTTCGTCAATCCGCACCTGTTCACTTGATTTAGTTTTCATATTCACCCCCGTTCCCCTTTCGTAACTTGTAGATACAAGTGTATCACACTTAGTTGCCTTTGTCAAGTACAAATTTTGTGAAAGATGTCACACTGTAAGGTACACCTAACACGAACAACCATTCGTGCTGTGTTCTGCGTCACAATGTCAGGCTGACCTAACACAAACATATGTTCGCTTACCCTTTCCACGCTGTTGGGTGATTAGCCCTACCTCGTGCCCGTCGCGCCTGTCTCACGCTACTGACCGCAAACGGCGCTACCCACATGACGATTATCGCCACAAATATCAGACTCTTTCCCAAATTGCTGTCCATTCTTCACCCCCTTGCTCGTCTTTCATGCGTTCCCTTTGGCATTGCTCACAAAAGAATTGGTTATCTATCGGGTCTATATATCCCTCGTAGCGGTAATCTCGGCAGTCAAAGCACCTGCGTAGCGTGTCGTGTGCCATTATCTTAACCCCATTTGGTATTCGCGTTCTTGCTTCATATATTCCGAGAGTGGTGCTGTTTGTTCGCCTGCTTCCATTACAACCCGTGCGTAATCTTGTCGCTCGTCGTCTGTCATGTTCTCCCATGTGTAAACATCTTCATTAGACCATGTATCTATGTCTAATATCACTATGCTTTTGGCGTTACCGAACACGCCTGTCTCTGTGTCCACCCATAATTTGTTTGGATAGTACGTTGTGTCTCTGCTCATTGCCCGCCCCATTTCGCTAACTCAAACTCTGCCCGCCACCCGTCAAGACTAAACCCGTAATGGCTTTGTAATAGAACCTCTGCCACTTTAATGGCTTCTTCATATTTTGCGGTCACTGTCGTGGTTATCGTGGCGTAATCACTCACAAAAGTGACATTCCATGTATGTACACCGTCTAATAGGTGCGTAGCGTTTAGTGATTGCTTATACATTATGCTGTCTCCTGTTCTGCTAGTTGTTTGTATTGTCTAACCTTGCAGGCGTGCGTAAGCCAATACTGCTCTAACGAGTCGCCCCGATAGGCTTTGGCGTTACGCTCCGCCCGTTTCGCTTCTGCTTCGTACGCTTTTATTATTGCTTTTGTGTTTAGTTGTTTTGTGCGTGGCATTATTCCCCCTTTGCGTTAAGCACTTTGATTGCTGTGTCGGCTTGTGCTTGCCACAATTCGGGCAGGCTGTAATCTTCGCAAGTCCGTTGCCACGCCATAGTCGGCGTCATTATTGTGTCAAATTCACCATAGAAATTCACAACATAGTCGTGCATATCTCGCGCTAAATCGGTGCTAATTCTTAAATGTTTAGCGAGCATATCTATGTCTAGTTCTTGGTATTTGGTGTGACCCGCCCAATAACTAGCGTTAGCGTAGGCGTGCATTGGTGTGCCGTCGTCATCTGCTAAATGTACCGCGATGACTGGCTCTAGTTCTGGTATCGCTTTCAAAATAGGTTCGTGGATACAACCGCACGACTCTAACACCCACCTGTTATTTCTTGCTTGATATTCAAGTGAGCCAGTGACACTAAAGTGCGGTCGCGGGTTGCTACCTAATTTGTATAGTTCCGCTATCACGGTCAAGCGATGTCTAGTCCCGTTGTCGTAGTAGCGTTTCTTGTATTCTTTGTGCGCTATTCTTGTGTTCATTATTCCCCTTTTCTATTGGTTGTTAGTTGGTTATCTGTATTGCTGTGCTTGCATGCCATGTCTCACCTTCGCCTGCTATCGGCGTCACCTTGTAATCAAGATGACCGTACCGAGAGCGAGCGTCTAAGACACGACACTCAAACTTTAGGCTTGTGCCCGTGATTGTGAGTAAGCCCTGTTTGCCTATGTTCTCTTTTAATTCTTGTGCGCTTGTCATTGGTTGCTCCAGTATGTAATTGTTTTGCGAACATCTTCGGGCAAATCGCCCCAAGAGATACGCTTTCGCCCATTCTTGAAACGGAATTCTTTTGCTTGGTATCCTCTCATTTGCTCCCAACCGCCATAGCATTGCGGTTTGGCGCTTGTGCCTAGGTATGTGACCCAAGTTTCATCTTTGTATTCATCAACAGGCAAAACGAATACCGTGTATCTATCTATGTATTTGTCGCCGTCGTCAAAAGCGTCCACGAAAATATCGGGGGCATTTTCACGCCATTTCTTGCCTGCTCTTCGTATCTTTTGCTTGTTTGTCATTGTTTCCCCTTGTCTATGTTGATATGTCTAACTGTATAGCATTTAGTTATGTTTGTCAAGGCTAATGTTTGTGACATTTGCCACTCTTCATCTGCCCGACATACTCGCCTACCTTGTAAGCAAGATAGATAACCCCGACTAACGCGAACATCAAAAGCCCTACAAAATTGTCGTCAAATATCATGAGATACTCTTTCGCTCTTTTGTAACCTCTTCGCTGTGCTTTTGATACTCTTTGCAAATACCGTGGTAGAAATAGTTTCTATATTTCTTGCGGTCTTTTGGTTGCATTTCTTTCCCGCAATACTCGCAACAATCAAGCATTTCGTTTACTATCATTAGTTTGTATCCCCTTTCATCGTTGTTTGTTTTCTTCTTCGGTCTTAAGACCTTGCGCCTATTTGGGTTTGAACCCCACGCCCTTAGGCGATAGGCTGACCTTGCTATTTGTTAAGCACCTCTCTCAGCACCTGCAAAACCTCTTTCGGGGTTCTCTTCAAGTAGTAATTCCCCAATTTAGTTTTAGAGTCTATTTCCGCTATCATTTCGTTATACTCTCGTTGCTTTGCAAGTTCTTTAAAGTGGTACTCGGTTGCGCTTGCTTGCCGAGTTACGCACATTTCTTCTAGAGACATCTGTTCATAATATATTTCACCTATGTCTTGAGGCTTGTAACCTGTTGCTCTAATAATAGTTATTACTGGCTCGGAATATGTGACCTCGCGTGTTTCGGGGTCATAATTCTTTTCTTGTTTTGTAACTATTTTGTCTACTGTGAAGGTCACTGTGCGCTTTTCGGGTGACCTGTAAGTTTTCGGAATTATCTTCTCGTGCGTTTCTACGATTCGAATAACTCCGCTTTTGTCGTACTTGCCATTCGACCAGAATAGCGTTTTGGGGTTCGCCCTTAACGCTAACTGGATATCTGACGTTTTCATTTCTTCC